TCGTAAAACGATTTCATTAGTTATTAATATTATTTTTCTTTTCTTCCATTCTTTGGATATGTTTATCCCAAATAGATTCTTCACTTGGTTGTTTAAAATCAGCAGCTTGAAAATCTTTGGGAACACCAAAAATCTTTTCTAGTCTTCTAGCTGTAGATTGTGCAATGCATTGTCTGTAAACTTGCATCGGGAAACCAATAAGAGCATTAAAAAAAGTACACACCCCCACAAATATTGCCAACAACAATCCAACCGTTAATCCCGCAAGCAAACTGAATATTGCATATCCTATTTTATAATAATTAAATTTCATATTAAATCATAAACCACAGTGTAATTATCAGGCTTAATTCCTACAACATTGAATTCAATATATTCAGCAGCATCATCTGTCGGCATATCTCTAGAGAAATGTGTTAGCATTTTTTTATAAGAATAAACAAGAAAGCCTCTCTGATCTGACCCTATGATACATTTATCTAGGTCGTCAAACATAATAGCTTCGTCAGATAAAAATGAAGTATCTATTTCCATAATAAACTAACTAATAAAACAAACGCAAATAAAAAAAACAACAAATAAATGAAAGCTTCTAGTCTAGACATGTCGAAATAAAAGGAGTTATTCGACATATATTACAGTCATGTCGTCATCCTAGACATATGTTCGTCAGGAAAATATTTTTTAAGGCATTCAAGTCTATCGTCTGCGTCAACCAAAAGCTCCAGAGCTTGAGTCGCATTCTTCCAAAAATCATCTGTGGAGTGATCCCCTATACCTGCGGGGTGGTCTACAAGGAGATCGAAAGAAAGCAGCGCTTTCTTTTTATCTGCGACCGCTTGAGATCTAAGCATTTCATATAACTGTTGTTTCATTTTTTTTCTTTCTCTTTGCGTTCAATATAGCGTTCTTGTTCTGAATTAATACCCATGCAGCGACAAACTATTAATACGAACGCTACCCAGGCGGTGACAATAAATATCCATAAGAGCATGGACGTTGATTATATACGGTATTTAAAAGCAGTCAAGAGAATTTTTCAAGAATTCTGAAAAAAGTGTAATTAAGAGAGTATGCCTATAGACTTATTAAGCGAAATCCATTCTAATACTTCAGTTGACTCTGGTGATTGGGCCAGTTTTAGAGCAGAAGTCACTGGCATGTATTTATTAAGTGGACAGAATAGTGAG